CGTAAGTGTCTCACATGCACTTCGCCCTTTGAAAGCGACGGGCCACATAACCGAATGTGTGACCGCTGCCGAGAGAAGATCACTAATGCTTCAAGCACCATAGGAGATTTTGATTCATGAATGTTTTGCGTGATAAATGGGTTGACATTGGATATCGGGTGCGCTACTCGGGTATGCCGATGTGGGTTACGTTCCCCGATGCGCCATTTACGGTTACGGAGGCGCGGGACTTTGCCTATGCTAAGCGCATCATTTTGATGCACCGTCATGAGGAGGATCGTGTAGTGGCTCAAGTTTATATCCCGAGCGAAGCTGTCCGTAGTGCTTACATGAAGGGCACCAAGAAAGGCGGTAAGAAGAAGTGACGGTTCTCCCTACTGTTAAACTGCGGCATAAGCGCACGGGCGCTACGCGCATTGTTAATCAAACTGCCTACGCGGCCAACCTTGGCGCTTGGGATAACTGGACTATCATTTCCATGCGTGGGGGCAATGCGACCGACGCGGAAGTGCTTTTTGCCAAGCAGCAAGAAGATATTGAGCGGACTCGGGAACGCAATCCTAAGTCGCCCGCTTTTGGCGACGCGCAGCGTTCGTATGAGGCACGAGCCATTACCACCCTCACAAATGCCCCTGAAGCGCCGACTGACGCGGTTGAACACACTACGGCTACCGAAGTCGTCGCTCCCGTTGAACCTCCGTCTGTGACGCGCGAAGTGCCTGTTATCGGCGGCGCGCAGGTCGTTAAAATGCGCGGGCGTCCACCTAATAAGAAACCCCCTTCTGAGGAAGTTCTATGACCTTGAGCAATCGAGTGTCCGTCGATGCGGACGCGCTTAATGATCTTCTGAATATTGCCAGCGACCATATCAAAATGCTTGGTCAGGTTAACCGTGTGCGTGCTTCGGTGCGTGCGCTGCCCGATGTGGTTGGACCAGTGAAGGATTTTACGCAGCGTGAAATCGTTCGTTTTCTCCGTAATCGCCCCGAAACCGAAGACCCCACTACTATCTAAGGAGATACTTATGCCCCCCCACGTGCTTGCTGTAACGTCTTTTAGCCAAGACGGATATGAAACTTATGGTCGAAAGATGGTCGATAGTTTTCTCGCTAACACTGATGAGAATTTCGGCCTTTTTGTTTTTAGCGACAAGAATCTTGAAGACATATCGAACCACAGCCCTCGCGTAGCCTACTACGCCTTGGACAAGGCTGTGCCTAGCCAGCTTGAGTTTGAGCGACGCCACCAGTCCCCGGTTTGTCACGGGCGTATTGGAGGGGCATATGACTATCGTATGGACGCGGTTCGATTTTCGCATAAACCAGCAGCTATTCTCGCGGCGTTGCAAGTCGTAAACGATTCGCCCGACCTTTCTCCCGAGGTTCTGCTTTGGTTAGACGGCGATACTGTATTCAAGAAGCAGTTTACTCTTGAGTTTTTTCAACGCCAGTTCCCCGTATGGGCACATCTTGGACATTTCTCACGAAAGGCTAACCATACCGAAGGTGGCATTATTGCTTTTAGGATCAGTGAGGAAAACGCAAGGATTTTTATTCGTCTTATGTGGGAAGCCTACATTCACGATCAGGTGTTTGCGCTCCCCGCATGGACAGACTGCCACGTTCTTGACGTTATGATTGCCGGCGCTACAAGGGATGGCTTCCTCCGGGTTAAGAATCTCGGGGATGACTTGTCCCATAACACCCAGCACCCCATCGTGAATAGCGAATGGTTCGCTTACGTCGATCACCTTAAGGGCGCTCGCAAACAGAATGGTGCTTCTTTTGAATCCGACATTGTGAAGGTTGCCGAGTAATGGTAAAGCAAGTAGCAGGAATTTGGCTGCCTGACGAGGAAGCGCATCTCATTCCCGTTATTGAACGGACAGGTAAAAAGTCTTCTAATGGGGTGGGCAGTTATCAGTTACAGACCCTTTCACAGTTTATGGACTTTATCCCGCCCGACCGACGCGATACTATCATTGATGTGGGGGCGCATGTTGGTCTTTGGTCCATGCACCTTAGCAGGCTGTTTAACCGCGTGGAAGCGTTTGAACCAACCCCGGTTATGCAGGAGTGTTTTGCTCTTAACGTGCTCAATCATCCAGAAAGACCTTGTAACAATGTAGTTTTACACAAGGTAGCTCTTTCTGATTTTGAAGGGCATGTAGATATCTCATTTGAGCGTGATAATTCAGGACACACTCACGTCGCCCCATTGTCGGGCGAAAGGATCGCCAGGGCTGACCACCTATCTGCTTATGCAGTAACGCTTGATGGATATTTGGCGAGTGAGTTTGGCCTTGGTAGCAGTATTGACGCAATCAAAATTGACGTTGAGGGGTATGAACCTGCCGTTCTTCGCGGCGCGGAAAATACCATCCGACGACATAAGCCTGTCATCTGCATCGAGCAGAAGCCTCACGGCTTTTATGGTTGGGAGCAGTATGACGCAATCAAGATTCTCGTGGGGTGGGGCGCTAAGCCTGTTCACCGCGTAGTGGATGATTTCATTCTTATTTGGGAGTAACGAATGTTCAATGTTTACTTAGGCTATGACCCGAGAGAAGACATTGCCTACAAGGTAGCCGAACACAGCCTAGTATCGCGGGCGAGCGAGGAAGTTAAGGTGACGGCACTTGAAGCCCGACACCTATCAGAGTTAGGATTGCTCTGGCGCACCGTAGTGTATCAGCAGGGTCAGATGTGGGACGTGATTTCGGAAGCGCCCCAATCGACTGAGTTTGCAATTTCTCGCTTTCTTACCCCGATCATCCAAGAACAAGGTTGGGCTTTGTTCGCAGACTGCGACGTTTTGTTTTTGGATGATGTAAAGAACCTGTTTGACCTAGCCGACCCTCAGTATGCAGTTATGTGCGTAAAGCACAACTACAAGCCGCGCGACGGCTTGAAAATGGATTCGCAGGCACAAACGCTTTACAATCGGAAGAATTGGTCTTCGGTCATGTTGTTTAACTGTGACCACCCAAGCAATGCCGCGCTTACTACTGAAGTGGTTAACTCAGTTCCAGGGCGCGATCTTCACCGCTTCTTTTGGCTTCAAGATCATGAGATTGGTGAGTTGCCGAAAGAGTGGAACTGCCTCGTTGGTGAGCATGGTTACGATCTTGACACAGCAAAGATCGCGCATTTTACTTTAGGCGGGCCTTGGCTTGGTGGCACCAACGGTGAGGAAGCCGATGCGGTGTGGTTGGCCGAGCATAAGGCGTATCTAGAAAGTCAAGCCTAATCGTGTTATAGATAGCCTTTCCCCTCTCGCAACAGGGAGTTAAGGCGTGGCACTTATCGTTGAAGATGGCACGGCAAAAGCCGATGCTCAAACCTATGTCTCTACAGGGCAGGTTACAGCCTACGCCACGCTGTATGGCCTTACGGCCACTGGTTTGACTGAAGGCCATATCATGCAAGCTATGCGCTATATTGAGGGCGCATATTTTTTGCGATGGGTTGGGGTTAAGTATTCGGAAGCGCAAGCCCTGCAATGGCCCCGATCTTTTGCCGAACGACAAGATGGTTGGTCCATTTACCAGAATGAAATTCCTAAAGAATTAAAGGATGCGGTTTGCGCGCTCGCTATCCGCGCGATCAGTAGCGACCTGAATCCCGACGTTACACGCAACAGCGCAGCCATCGAAGAAGAGGTTGGTCCTATTCGGATCAAATACGCCAACTATGCCCCGGTCATAACCATCTTCCGTGACGTTGAGTTGATTTTACGCAATATCGTCTCTCCTATGCGCTCGGGTAAGGTTGTGCGGACGTGAGCGGTTTCTATACCAATCTACGAGACAAAACAGTATTCAATTTGCTCACTAGGTATGGGGAGGCGTTTCGCATTACGCGAAGCGCCAATACTACATTCGATCCGCAAACTGGCGGTGTTACTGCGAGCACCGAAACGCAAGACGTTATCGGAAAAGCGTTTTCGCGCGGCGATACGTTTGATCGTGGTGAAATGGTCGAGACAGAAGATACCGAAATCTATCTCGCAGCTAAAGGTGTCACTTTTACTCCGCTCCCCGGCATGGCAATTAAAACCCCAACCACGGCGTCAACCGGGTTGCAGATTGTCCAAGTGTTCCCTATCCCAAAAAGCGGAACTGTAGTTATGTATCGCATTTTGGCGAAGAAGTAATGCCTTATGTCGTTCAAAGATGATGTGCAAAAATTTGTCAATCTAGTCGAGAAGCGTATGGACGTGGTTGTTCAAAACTCGATTGGATATTTAACTGAAGACATTGTTCTTAAGACACCAGTAGATTCCGAAGTCGGCCCTAATGGTGAATTTCCAGTTTGGTATGATCCGAACAGTGTTGGTCGCGCACGCGGTAGTTGGGTAGCAGGCTTAAACAGTCCCAGAAGTTTAAGCGCCATTGATCCAGAGGGGCAGGCGACTTTACGTAATGCATGGGCAATCTATAGGTTTTACCGACCCCGCACTCACGATACGATCTACCTTGCTAACAGCGCGCCCTACATCAACATTCTTGAGTTTGGTGGATACAATTTTCGTGAGCCGATTAAGTCAACGGCTTCCCCTGGGGGGTTCAGTTGGCAGGCCCCGGAAGGTATGGTTCGCATCCATACAAAAAGCTGGAAGCAATATGTTAAGGATGCAGTCTTTGAGGCAAGGAGCATTAAGGCATGACGACTGTGATTCGCAATATCCTTAACAAGAAAATGTCTGAACTTGACGCGACGCTGCCTATCGCTTGGGAGAACGTATCTTTTACGCCTCCTGCCGATAGGTCTCACGTCCGCGTGTCTTTTCTGCCCGCGCGAACACGAGCAGCGGCTAACCACAAAAATGCCATGGACTTTGAATCTGGCGAGTATCAAATCGACGTTTATGTACCACAAAATCTCGGCACGTCGGGGGCAGATGCTTTGGTGAAGGATATCAAAGCGCATTTCTATCGAGGTTTGCGACTTACCGCGTCCACTACAGTCGCTCATATCCAACAGACCCCTAGCGAGACCGGGGGGCAGCGAGAAGGTCCGTTTTGGCGCAGCCGGGTAATTGTCCCGTATTTCGCATATATCCCCGCCGCATCTTGACTTTCTCTGTGCGTCTCTATTACTAGACTAAATGTAGTTTTGTAATTCGCGGCGGTCGCGCGCTGCTTTTTGGCATGGAGACGCACAATGAGTGGCACGATTGCTGTTGGTTCGTTGGTTGATATCGGCTTCCTTGCCGAATCTTCTTTTGGTTCTACCCCGGTTAGCACGGCTTTTCAGTCTATCCGCGATGTGGCTTTCAATCTCAATCTTGAGAAAGAGACCTACCAATCCGAAGAGCGCCGCTCTGACCGTATGCGCCAGGACGTGCGCCACGGCTACCGTTCGGTGACGGGCGACATTACTGGTGAACTTTCCTCGCAATCGTGGGATGCTTTCATTGAGGCTATTACGGGCGGCACCTGGGCCGCTGGCGCCTCGTCTAACTTCACTTCTGTTGTCGCCAATAGCGGTACTGGTCGATTTACGGTTGCTTCAGCCAACTTCCCCACGGCGGGTTTTCGAGTTGGTGACGTGTTTGCCGTAACTGGCACGCCTGCCGTCACTGGCCTGCATGATCGTCTCTACACCGCTCTGTCGGTTGGCGTCAGCACCATCGAAGTCGAACCGGGCACCATCGGCACCACTGTTACCGGCTCGTGCATCGTCGCCGCTGTTGGTCGCAAGGTGTCTGTCGGCAATACTTATCGTTCTTTTACTATCGAACGTTGGTTGACTGACAAGACCCTGTATCAGCAGTTCCGGGGTGTTCGCTTCAACCAGATGACAGTTAATGTGCCAGCTTCCGGTATGGTTGGTGTTACCTTCTCGGTTATGGGTCAGGACGGTACTGGCTTCGCTGGCAGCACGGTCGCTTCGACCTATACGGCGCAGTTGCAGACGACCCCCTTCGCCGCCGTGAATGGTGAACTTTACGAAGGCGGCAGCGTTCTCGGCGTGGTGACTTCGGCTGAAATCACCATTAACAACAACATGGCGGGGCCGCAGACTGTGGGCCGTGAGACGTATGTTGACATGCTGTGGGGCCGTTACGTTGACGTGACTGGCACGATTAGCGTGCTTTTCGTGGACAACACGGCGCTTAACAAGTTTGTCAGTGAAACTGAGTCGTCTCTGATCCTTCGTCTCCAAGACGTTTCGGCCCTCACGTCGAGCACGACGTTTATCCAGATTACTTTGCCGCGTATCAAATACACGGGCGGCACGGTGGATGACAGCCCCGACACGGGCATTACGGTGACGATGCCTTTCATTGCGCTCAAGCCGCTCGCGGCTAACACCGCGCAGGGCACTTCGTCCATCGTGATCCAACGCAGCAATACCTAATCGCTAGATACGACGCGGGCATAGAAATATGCTCGCGTCGCATTTTTTGTATTGCATTCTAGTTCACAATCAAATAGGTATTCGTTATCCGCTACACGGCGGAAGCAACCATAACCACCCCACGGAGAAATCTTGAATGTCTGTTTTTGACGCCCTTGCGGTTGATAACACCGCTTCTGTTCCTGTGTCTATTCTGCACCCCAAGACCCGCCAGCCTATCCGTGATGTAGATGGCAAGGAAGCCTATATTGACCTCCTGCCCCTTACTAGCCCTGAAGTGCAGAAGGTGCAGAAGGCAGCGATTAACAAGCGCCTGAAGGCCCGTGGCCGCGCGAGCATGAATGCAGACGAGCTTGAGGCAGAGCGCGCCGAGACGTTTGTGGCTGCCACTAAGGGTTGGTATCTTGTGAGTCTGGACGGTAACAAGATCGAAGTGCCCTTTACGGCTGAGAACGCGCGCACGCTTTATACGGATATGCGTTTCGCCTGGATTCGCG